GCCGTCGCGCCCGATCAGCGTGTCGTGCTCATCCAGGCGCTTCTCAAGGCCGGCAGTGATGTGGGTCAGCGCGTCGACGTCTCCGCGCGTGGGGGCGTCGTCTAGTTTGTTGGCGGTCGCCATGGTCAAGCTCCGATGTATGCGGCAGCCAGCACCAGGGCGCCACCGGCAAGGGTTGATGCAATGTCGAGCCCAGCCTCCCGCCAGTCGTCGTTCTGAAAAGGTCTCCAGCCGCGGCCGTGCCAGCCGTACAGCTCGCGGCCGACCGCTGCAGCCGCGCAAGCCAGCGCAGCCCACTCGGGCCCGGCCAGCAGGCCCAGCAAGGCCGCCAGCGCGCCCAGGATGGCGTGCGTGGCCTTGTCTTGGGGGATCAGCCGGGCCATGGTGCCCGCCTCACTGCGGCAGGCCGCTGCCGGCCGCGAAAGCCGCCGCCATCAGCAGCAGCAAGTCGTCTTCCTCGATGCGCTGGTCGAGCATCGCCTCGGGCACGCGCACGCGCAGCCGGCCACCGCCGCCGATCACTGCAGCTTGCTCAGGCGGCCCGAACAGCCGGCCCGCGAAGAGCCGGCCGCCGAAGAGGCGCTTGCCGCGCAACTGGCCGTTCATGGCGTGCCGTCCAGCACGATGGTCGTGCGGTTGCCTGCAGCGTCGAAGGTGGCCGTGATGCGCGGCTTCATGCCATCCACGCTGAAGTAGCGCTCGGTGTCGGTGCCGATGCCCTCCGTGCGGCCTGCGACAGCGGCCATCACGATGCGCAGCATCGCGCCAGGCGTGAGGCCGGCTTCAAGCGCGAAGCCCTCCCAGACGTCTTCAGGGTCGGCAGTGCCGCCGCTCGAGCTGTCCACGCGATAGCCCGCGGCCAGCACCTCGAAGCCGGTGGCGGTGACGGCGTAGGCCGTGGCCAGCGTAGAGGCCCCGGCACTGCGCACCACGTAGCCAGTGGGCAGCGTGCTGGAGCCAGCGGCACGGATGGCGAAGCCGGCGGAGAGTGCTGCAGACCCAGCGGCCCGCACGGCGTAGCCGACAGGCAGGGCTGCAGAGCCAATGCCCGAGGCCGCGTCGACGGCGTAGCCGACAGCCAGCTCGGAACTGCCTGAGCTGCGCACGCCGTACCCGGCCGCCAGGGCAGCAAGACCGGCGGCGCGCACCGCGTAGCCTAGCGATACCGCAGAGCTGCCAGAGGCGCGGACTGCGAAGCCAGTGGCTAGGGTGGCGCTGCCCGCGACAGTTCCGCCCCCAGGCCGGTACAGCTCATGCCCTATCGGGTGTGAGCCGAGGGGGCGGATGCCGGTCGTCATGCTCAGGCCGGCCAGCCGGTGCTGTAGTCGTAGGCCAGCGGGTCGGCTGCTGCGGTCGCGGCTGCGATGTGGGCATCAGCGGCGGCGTGAATGGCGGCCTCGTGCATCAGCGATGCCTGCATCAGCGCGAGCACCACGCCGACCGTCAGCGGCACAGAGGCGCCGCCCATGGTCTTCCACTGCACCTGCGGGTTTCCGATGGGCGTCGCCTGGGTGGCGCCTTGCATCAGCATGACGTTCACGGTGCTGAACAAGCCCGCGTGCTGGCTGCGGCTGTGCGTATCGCTGTGGAAGCGCACCGTGCCCACGCCGGGCAGCGTCACCGGGAAGCCGCCCTGCAGCTGGCGGCGCTCGCGCTCGGCCTTGATGGCGGGGATGACCAGGGCCAGGGCTGCCGGAATGCGCGCGGCTTCGATTTCTTCGGGCGTGGGCTGAGGCTCGGGGCGGCTCCAGGCGGCGATGTAGACGCCGGCCCCATCGTCGCGCAACTCGCAGTCGCCACCCAAACCAAACCGAATGCTCGGGAATAGGTAGGCCAGTGTCGTGCTCAAGCTCATGCGCGCCCCAAATATGTTGCAACGAACTGCACCGCGTCTGCGAAGGCGTTTGTGGTTGTTGCCGTATTCGAAAAGCAGTAGGGCTCGAAATAGTCAGACGACCCATTCGCGGTAACAATGAAACGGCTATATGCCTGCTGATAGGCAGAGGCTGCACTACTGGCACCCTGCGCCACTCTGGAGCCGTTCTTCCAAACCTCTGCCGCAAGGATTGTCGAGCTATCGTTTTGGCACGCCACGGTTATGTCGTATCGACCGGCTCGCTTGGGGGTAAATCGCTTTGTCGAGGTATTCCACTCCGCCAGTGGGTCAGCAATCACCGTGGTTAAAGCTGCGGCAATCTTTGTCGACGCGTTGGTTGCCAATGCCTGCGTTGTTACCCCATCGTTTCTAACAATTGTTGTCACGCCAGACAGGGCTTCTACTGCCGTCTGCCACCCGGTGCCGTTGCAATAGAGCAGTATTGAATCCCTCGCCAACATCGGGAATGTCGGGTTCGTGTCAATGAGTTCTGAGGCATTGCCGTCCAGCGTGACGATCCGTGTAAGTCCAGCAGCCATTCGGAAACCGATGTACCGGCCTGCATTGCCGGACACTGCCGGGAGCGTCACGGTGTAATCGGCCGCCGTCCCGCTGCACACGTTGAGTCGGCCGATCAGGGCCGTGGCTGTGCCGGTAATGGCGTTTTCGCCGCCCAGGGCGCCCCAGGCCCCCGAGAACCCCTCAAGGGCGGCTATTGCCACGGCATCCGGCCCGATCACGCTGACGATGGCCGCGCTCGTGAAGTTGATGGCGCTACCGCTTGTGCTGCGCCGCAGCGTGCCGCGGCTGAAAGCGCCGGTGCCGCCGTTGTAGGTGCAGCCGCCTCGGATCTCTAGGTTGCCGTTGCTGGGCTCGTAGATGAACAGCCGGTAGCCCTCGCCGTTCACGGCGCCCGCTTCGGTCGGCGTCAGGTGCGCGCCGGCCACCTTGGCAGAGAAGGTGAACCCGCCCGAAGTGCCAGGCGTGTTGCTGATGCTGAAGCTGCAGGAATCGAGGAAGGCGCTCACAGGTCAGCCTTTGTTGAAGAAAGACACGCAGGGCGAGATGCCATGCAGCCCTGGCCGCCAGCGGTCGGCGCTGGCCCAGGCTGGCGCCGTCAGTTCGGGCGATGCCGCGATTGCGGCTCGGATTTGCTCGGGCGTCATGCCATCACCTCGTCTCGTCGTCCATCAGGTCGCCCCATTGCGAGCGCCCCTCGAAAAGCAGCGGCGGCACCGGCTTGGCCCTGGGCGCGGCCGGCTTGTAGGACACCAGCCGCACACTGCCGTTGCGCCGCCGCTCGCCGTAGAGCGCGTGGGGGAACGGTCCCCAGCGGCTCCAGCGCAGCAGCAAGTAGCCCTCGTGCCCCTTGCGCACGCGGCGCCGGTGCAGTGCGAGCGCCCAGATAAGGCAGTTGCTGGGCATGGGTCACGGCGCCATCACCCGGCGTTGAAGTAGCTTTGGCACGGGCTGATGCCGTGCAGCCCAGCGCGCCAGCGTTCAGCCCCGGCACGGGCCAGCGCGGCCTCGACGTGCTCGCTGCAGTACCACTGGCCCGGGGCCTGCCAGTCGCGGGCGCGGAACGGGATACCGAGGACGCCTGCCCAGTCGTAGTGCTCGCCGATAGTGCCGCGAGCCCAATCAATGCCCCACTCGGGCCGCGGGCAGGCAACCTCGACCACCTGCCACGCGGTGCTGCGCGCCAGCACCTCGGCCAGCGGCGTGCTCACCACGCCACCCTTCAGCGCCAGGCACTCGATCACCTGCTCGCCATCCACCAGCCCGCAGTGAGACCACGGACCCCACCACGCGCCAGCGCGGATCAGCACGCTGCCCACGCTGCGGCTGCGGGTGTAGATGACGCGCAGGGCGGTCACGGGATGAACTCGAAGTCCACTCGCAGCTCGGCGCTGTTGCTGGCCAGGGCCACGCCGCCGGTCGCTGAGCCGATGACGCGGCGCACCCAGACTGCGTGCCGGTCGCCCACGGCCAGATCGGGCACGGCGATGGCGCTGCCCACGTCGGTGGGGCTGCTGAACGTCTCGCCAGTCGGAGCCGTACCTTCGTCGCTTTCGACCTCGGCGTCCACGTTCTTGCCGCCGCCATCGAGCGCCAGGGCCAGCGTGCCGACAGCCGCCTGATCGCTGACCCACAGCTTGACGGCGGTCAGATCCTTGTCGCCGTTGTTGAGCAGGAAGATGCAGCGGTATTCGGTGTCGCCGGCCAATGCTTCGGCGGCGCTCACTGTGTCGAACAGCGTGTTCGCCGTGGCCGCAGTGCTGGACATGACGCCGCCCAGCGAGGCGGCCGGGTTGGAGTTGCCAGAGCCGCCGCTGAGGCGGAAGGCGAGAGATGCGGGCATGGGTCAGTTCCTCACTTGATCGTTGAAAGGTCAGGCGGCGGCTGGCAGGTAAAGCCCGATGTCCGCTGCCACCATCAGCCCGGTGCGGGCGTCGCGCACGGGCAGCACTTCCAGGCCCTGGGTGCCGGCCAGCGGCAGCACCAGCATCCGGCGCGTGCGCTGGCGCTCGTCGCGTTCGAAGGTCACGCGGGCCGGGGCCAGGGTCATCGCGTCGCGGCCGTCGCGCCCATCGACACCGCGGCGGCCTGGTGCACCGTCGCGGCCGTCCAGCCCGTCGATGCCATCGCGCCCCGGTGGGCCCTGCTCACCCTGCGGGCCGCGCTCGCCGTCTGCGCCGTCCCTGCCGTCACGGCTTGGTGCACCATCGGCACCATCGCGGCCGGGCGGGCCCTGCTCGCCGTCCTTGCCGTCGCGGCCATCGGCTCCGTCCTTGCCGTCAGCGCCATCGCGACCAGGCTGGCCGGGCTCGCCGCGTTCGCCTTGCGGGCCGGGTACAGGTGCGCGCGCCAGGGCCTCGCGGGCGGTCTGCAGCGCCTTGGCTGCCAGCGCAGCGGCCAGCAGCTCGGGGGTGTCGTCACGCGCCATTGCTCAGCGCCCTCACGGCAGCGGCGCGCAGCTCGGCGTTCGGGTCGGGCCGCAGCGGAACCACGTTCTCACCGCTGGGCTGCGGCTCCATCGTGCGCTCGGTGATGGCCTGCAGCAGCTCGGCGCGGGCGGCTTCATCCATCGCCGGGAACTGCAGCGTCACGATGCGGCGCTGCTGCTCGGCGATGACCTCCGGCGGCATCCCGGCGGCCTGCATGTCGGCCAGGATCTTCAACTCGGTCTCGACGTCCGCCAGGTTGAAGTCGCGCGGCCACTGCACCGAGGGGCCCTGCTGCATGCCCAGCCAGCGGCGCGACATGTCCCAGGCCCGGCTCTCCAGGTCTTGCATGCGCAGAGCGAAGCGCGACAGCTCGCCGTTGATCGCCTGGAAGCGCATCTGCATGGCGATGCCGCTCTCCTGGGCATTGACGGTGGCCACGTTCAGGCCGACCTCGTCGATCTTGCTTTCCAGCTTCTGGATGCGGTCCAGGTAGACCCGGGCCGGACCATCAGGCGGCGCGATGAAGGCGGGCGTACTGCCGCTGTGCACCATCAGGTTGCTGGTGCCGATGGACTGGCCGGCGGTCTGCGCGGCGGCAAGCTTCTGCTCGGAGGTGCTGTCCTCCGGCACCTGCATGGTCAGCAGGCTGAAGGTCTGCGCGCGCAGGATCTCGTCCAGCTCGCTCTCGGCGTTGAACAGGCGCTTGCTGAGGTCCGCGATGGCCGCGAACGGCCCGAAGTGCGGGAAGTCGCCGCCCTCGGTGAAGATCAGCACCGGGCACTCGCCGAGCGGGTGGTCGGCTCCGGCCAGCGGCACCTTCTCCTTGCTGACAGCCGACCACTTCTCGCGGTCGAAGTGCCAGGTGCAATCCACCCGGCTGCCGTCTGCCTTCGTGAAGTTGCCAGCGAACTCCACGAAATCGAACTTGCCGTCGTCGCCGATGGCGAACTCGGTCAGGCTCTCGGGCTCGATGGCTGACCAATACGGCAGCAGGCGCTGGCCGATCTGCTGGGCCTGGCTTGCGGGCATCGTGGCCGGCATGTCCACCAGCAGCAGCATCGAGCCGCGGGCCTTGGCCTGGACGATGAACTGCGAGAAGAACACGTCGACCGTGTTGCCCTTGCCGTCCACGTCCTCGGCGATGCGGGTGAACTGCCCGTTCGGCAGCTCGCGCGAGGCGGCCTTCATCGAAAGGTAACCGGCGAAGCGGCTGCAGGCCATCGCCAGCGGCGAGGCATAGAAGGCGATCTCGTTGCGGCGCGCGAACTTGATGTCGCTCTCGCGCGGGTAGCGCACGAGGTAGCTCAGCCCGGAGAGCTGGACGTTGTTGTCGCCGTAGTCCGACACCACGGGACGGAAAGGCCCATCCCCGCGCAGCGCGTGCGCGATGAACTTGAAGCGCGGGGCGCTGGCGTTGGGCATGGGGCGGTGCGCTGGTTTGGCAGGCCGCAGTCTCTGCGCCCATTCATGCCGTTTCGGCATGGATGCAGGCCTACCTTCCGCGCCGTCAACAACCAAGGCGTGAGGCCGCATGGACATTGCGAAACTGAAGGACAAGCTGGGCGACGAGACGTTCGCCTCGCTGCAGGGCTACGTGAACGACCTCATCGGGCAGCGCGACGCAGCACGCAACGAGTCGATCAACGGCAGGAAGGGCAAGGATCAACAGATCACCGACCTGAAAGCTGAACTTGCCGAGGCATATGAGACGGCCGGCGTTGCTGGACTGGACGAGCTGAAAAGCCGCCCCAATCCGAAAGCCGCTGTCGAGGAAGCCGCGCAGTTGTCCGCCAAGCTGAAGCGCGCGGAGCGGGAACGCGACGACGCGAAGAAGCTGGCCGACGAAGCCTCGGGCAAGTTCCGCGGCTCCCTTCAGAAAGCAGCCATCGCGGAAGCGCTGGGCGGGCATGAGTTCATCGCCCGCGACATCGTCGAAACCTTCGTCAGCCAGCGGCTGACGTGGGAAGGCGACGAGCTGTTGTTCAAGTCCGACGACGGGAAGCTCATTCCCGTGAAGGACGGAGTGGCCGGGATCGCCAAGACGCGCCCCGAGCTGCTCAAGCCCACCGGCACGGGAGGTGCGGGGGTGCGTCAGTCCAACGCGGGAAGCGGCGGCGCTGGCAAGACCATGACCCGAGCCGAGTTCGAGGCCCTTCCTCCCGCCCAGCGCGTGGAGCAGGCCAAGGCCGGCGTGCAACTCACCTGACCACCTCCTGAAGGAACACCATCATGTCCACGACCCTCACCGGCCTGATCCCCGACCTCTATGCTGGCCTCGATGTCGTCTCGCGCGAACTCGTCGGCTTCATCCCCTCCGTCACCCTCGACCCGCAGGCCGCTCGCGCTGCCGTGGGCCAGCAAGTGCGCAGCCCGGTCGCCCCGGCCGCCGCCGCCACCGACATCACCCCCGGCGTCACGCCGCCCGATGACGGCAACCAGACCATCGGCAACGTGCCGATCACCATCACCAAGGCCCGCCGCGTGCCGATCCGCTGGACCGGCGAGCAGGAGCGCCAAGCCGCCAGCGGCGTCGGCGTCGCCAACGTGCGCGCCAACCAAGTGGCGCAGGCCATCCGCACGCTGGTCAACGAGATGGAAGCCGACCTCGCCGCGCTGCATGTGCTGGCCAGCCGCGCCACCGGCACCGCGGGCACCACGCCCTTCGGCACCGCTGGCAACTTCATGGACGCGGCCAACGTCCGCCGCATCCTGAGCGACAACGGCGCGCCGCTGAGCGACCTGCAACTGGTGCTCGACACCGCCGCCGGCGCCAACATCCGCGGCGTGCAGTCGCGCCAGGACATCCAGGGCGACTTGAGCCTGCTGCGTCAAGGCGTGCTGCTCGACCACTCGGGTCTGATGATCCGCGAGTCGGGCCAGGTCCGCACGCACACCGCCGGCACGGCCGCCAGCTCGACGACCAACAACGCGGGCTATGCGGTCGGCGCCACGACCATCACGCTGGCCTCGGCCGGCACCGGCACCTTCCTGGCCGGCGACGTGGTGACCTTCGCGGGCGACACCAACCAGTACGTGCTGGTCTCCGGCGACGCCGATGTCTCTGGCGGCGGCACCATCGTGCTGGCTGCGCCCGGCCTGCGCCGCGCCATCCCGGCGTCGGCCACGGCGATCACCCGCGCTGCCAGCAGCGCACGCAGCATGGCTTTCGCTCGTTCGGCCATCGTGCTGGCCGCGCGCCTGCCCTCGCTGCCGGAAGCCGGTGACAGCGCCATCGATCGCACGGTCATCACCGACCCGCGCTCGGGCATGTCGTTCGAAGTGGCGATGTACCCGCAGTACCGCCAGATGCAGTGGGAGATCTCGGCGGCCTGGGGCCCCGCGATGATCAAGCCGGAGCACGCAGCGCTGCTGCTGGGCTGATCCATGAGCACCCAGATCGAGACGGTCCGGGTGGCTTCGACGGACCCTGCAAACCAGGGTCCGTTCGTCGTCATCAACAAGGCCGACTTCAACCCCGAGGTGCACAAGCTCTTCGAGGAAGAGGCCGCCGAGGCGCCGAAGAAACGCGGCGCAAAGCAACCCACCACGGAGGCCTGACACCATGGCTACCGCAGAGAACGCAAAGCTCCAGTACGAGGCCGGGCAGAACGCCGTGGCCATGTCCGTCCTCACCAACAGCGGCGACGCGACGACCTTCACCAGCGCGGCCTCGCTCTGGTCCAGCCGCAGCGGCTTCGCCCCTGTGGTGCGGCCGAATGGCCTGCTGACCGGCGGCGCCATCACGCCGAACGCCAGCAACAACACGGTGACCGTCGCGTCGCTGACGTGCAACCTGAACGGCGTGGTCACCACGGTGGCCGGCGGTAACCTGACCGCCACGCGCCCTGCGTCGAACGTGTCGAAGGTGGTCTCGCTGACCGTCAACGCTGCGGGCGCGCTGGCAGCAGTGGCTGGCACCGACGGCAGCACCGCGGCCTTCGTGGAGACCCGCGGCGCGGCCGGTGGCCCTCCGCTGATCCCGGTGGACAGCATCGAGATTGGCCAGGTGCGCTTCGCCACCAGCACCGCGGCGGTGATCCCTTCCACCGAGATCTTCCAGGTGGTGGGCCTGCACCGCGAGCGCGCGGACTTCCCGCTGTTCGACGTGCTGCCGGGCTCGGGCACGGTGCGTTTCCTCGACGTTCTGCCGGCCATCCACACCGGCCCGACGCCGAAGCGCACGTTCGCCAGCTACGCCTCGCCGATCTTTGCCGACATCGCGCTGGCCAGCGACTTCGTGCCGCCCGAGACTACGCACTCGGTGACCTCGACCCAGGTC